AGAAATAACAGTAGCCAATACTGAATGTGAAGAATTAGTAAGGCAAATTGAATCTATACCAAAGGCAAGAGAAATGTTAGAAGAATATGATAGATGTAAAATGGGTTTCGGTTCAGATTTTACAGACAAGTATGCTATGTTAAAAGCCTATAAAACTCCTAAAGAATATAGAACAGGTAAATTCAAAATATACGATAGAGAAGATGGTAATGTTTCTTTTGGAATATTAGTAGAAAATGAGTCTATGTTTTGGACTATTCAACTAGATAATGAAGAAGAGTTGTTTGATTTGTTCGGTGCGGCAGGAAAATATCCTGCTGAAGTTTCTAAAAGTTTAGAACAAGGAAAGGTAATTGATTCGGGAGATATTGAGTTAGGAGTCCAAAGAGACGGATATCATGAATATTTCTTAAAAGGAAACAAATTCGAAACTAAACTACATATTCGTTATTTACCTGTTCAAGAGAAAAAGATGTGGTTGGCTTGGACTGGATATAAACAAGAACCTGCTGATACTGAAGGTGATGAAGGTATTTGGAATATTTATGAAGATAAATTTGCTAAAACACCCTTGCCTGAATAAAAAAACAGTGTGTTCTTTATATAGTCGTTCTATTAATTAGTTTTTGAGAGGAATGTCGTCTGCGGTATTGGCAAACAAAACAACAGACTTTAGGATTCTCAAAAGCAACGATTTAATGATTGGAGGATATGCAAGCATAGAAATCGTTGATAAGCAAAATGATTTAATCACACTCAAAGCACTTAATGAGGCAGTAAAAAAATATATGGAGAATCCCAAGTTTAGAAATGTAATGACAAATCATTCAAATGTTCAAGTGGGAGAAGTAGTAGAATCATATAGAGATACAACAGGGAGATTATGGAAAACAGAAGTGGACGATGTTGGGTTCTTTGTAGTAATTAAGTTAAGAGATGATATAGAAAAAGCCAAAGAAATTAATAGAGGCATAAGGAAAGGTTCGTTGAGGTCATTTAGTATTGGAGGACAGGCTTTAGAAAAAGTGAAAAAGAGTCACAAAGAACTAGGCGACTACAACGAAATAAGTAAATTAGAATTACATGAGGTAACAATTTGTGAAAAGGGAATAAATCCAGAAGCACGATTTGATATTTTAAAACAAGACAAAAAAACAAAAACAAAAACAAAGGTGAAAAGTATGACACGAATAGAGAAAGCATTGGAAGAATTAGACGCTTTGATGGCAGAAGTCAATTCTCTCCGTAAGGAAGAAATGGCAGATGGTGAAAAGATGGATGAGACGGATGAAAAGATGAACGAAAAAATGATGGGCGAGAAAATGGAAGACGATGATAAAGAATCTGCCATGCCTCTAGACCAAGAAAAGGGAGACTATGAGAAACTCATGGAAGAAAGAAAAGCCCTTTTATCCACTCTTGATGGAGCAGGTGTAGAAATTGGCGAACCCGCAGATAGAATTGTTATTGACAATGGAAAGCCAAAAGCAAGTGATTTACCAGTTGTTAAAGCATTTAGCAATACTGAACTAGAAACACTTGATTTGACTGTTGGAAACATTGAGAAAGCATATGAGGCTTTCCGACAAGAACAACTAGAAAAGTTGGCTTACAGCAATCTAGAAAAGTCTTTTGCACAAAGATTTGCTAGAGAAACAGCAAATAGAGAAACAGTAATAGAAAAGGCAAACTATGATGCTCAAGCAGAAATTGCTTCCCTAAAAGATGAATTTGTTTCCCTAAGAAAGTCTTTGACAACAGAAAAAGAAACAATACTAAAGGCACAAGAAGAAGCACAAATTAAACTCCCAAGTATGGAAGAACTGGCTGAAATGGATTGGTCGGACATTCATAAAATGGCCGGAGGACTCATTTGAGGTGATTTACTATGACAGGATATATTAACACAATAGCAGATTTAGAAGCAAGCACATACGGACTAAACACAATGGGTTCAATCGGAAATGAACTATTAAAGGCTCAAGGTGGCATTAGTGGTATTCATACCGCATATAACCACGGACATGCAACTTCCGCACCAAGCGGAATAAATGCAAATCTATACAATATTATGTATGGGCAAAAAGTTTGGTCAATGCTAAACAGGGAATGTAATGCACTTTCAGTTATTTCAAAGAGGCCATATACATCAAGTGGTTGGAGAGTTTTGGCAAAGAGAGCCGGTGGTGGAAGCGGAAACTTCCTATCAATTACCGGAAATGCTACACTAGCAGATTCACTATATGGTGCAGATACTCTAAGAGCAGACCGAATTGGTGGTGTTCCGGAAAATGCAAGTCTAGATAGTCAAGCAGATGGTTTAATGTCAATTGCTCCTGAATATGATTTGCTAAATACTAGCCCTAAAATTATTGCTCATCAATTTGAGTTCAGTGAACTTGCTATGGAAATGGCGGCAATTGATGACGGAATTGGTGACATTAGAGCGCAATTGAGAGAAGACATGGGTAAGCACCATTCGGAAGTTCAAAACGCTATGCTAGTAATGCCACTTGAGCATTATCAAGATGTTACTGCCAACTCCGGTTCAGCAGATGTAATGGAAAGAAACTATACTTCTCTATTGAAAATTGTTTCTAGTAATGCTGAATTGACAGAAATGGAGGCTTCAAGTGTAGTTGCTACACGAACTGATGACATTAACAAACTATATGGAAAGTCAAGAGCAAGTGATTCATTCCTAGATGCTCAAGTTTCATTTGGTGCAGGTTATACTTCCGGTGAAGCAAGACAACTAACTCTAACAGTTCTAAATTCTCTACTAAGAGATATTAGAGTAGCCGGAGGTTCTCCAAAGGTTATCCTAACTGGATATGATACTCTACAAACTCTAAGTGATTTGCTACAAGCACAAGAGAGATTTATGGACAGAAAAGAGATTGTTCCAACTGTAAATGGTGTTAGAGGCGTTAAGGGTGCAGAAGTAGGATTTAGAGTTTCTACATACTACGATATCCCATTGATTCCTGTAGCGGCTATGCCTTCTACTGGTCTAAACAGTTCTCTAATCGGTGACATGCTTGTTCTAGATACTGACCATCTATGGCTATCAGTGATGAAGCCAACTCAATACTTTGAAGATGGTATTAGTAACGGAAACCCATTCGGTGTTGGCAACCTTGGAAACAAGGCTCTATACCGAACAATTGGTGAAATGGCTTGTTCATACTTCAAGGGTCAAGGAAAGATTACAAACCTTCTGTGAGGCGATTTAAGTGACACATACTGTAACACTTTTAGCCGACCATAAAGGCTTTACAAAACCAAAGGCTCTAGGGGATGAATATTCCGTTATTGCGGCTATAGACTTAACTGGCGCAAGACCTGCCGCTACAGGCACAATTAGTATTACTGTTTCTAAATTAACAGATACTATTGTTACTGCGGCAAGCGGAATAACAACTTTACTTGCAGGGCAAGAAGTAATTATAGATTCTGCTAACTCTAGCAACGATATTACTGCTATTATTGACAGCATTACTGTGAGTTCAGCAAATGCCGCTAATAGAGAGATAAGACTAAAGAAAGACGGAACTGACCTGTTATTAGCAAATGAAACCGGAGCAAATGCAACTATCACCCCAACAAGTGAATTGATTAATGCTGTAGATTTAGGACTATCAAGTATTTCTTCCGTTCAAATCTTAGGACAGGAAAGTTCTCTTCACAGAATTACTCCTGTAGTATCTAGAGCAGGTGCTTATGGTGCAGTAGACAAGTTTGAACTTAAGGCTGTAATTGCTTCTAGCGGTGCTTTAGTATCAGCAAATACTGATTGTGGCGTAGTTAGAGTTAAAGTTACTGGAAATCTTTGAGGTGTTCTAGTGGCAATAATTAAAATGGCAACTATAGCAAATAAGCCATCAGTAATTGTCCGTGGGGTTCTTTTGACAAAAAGGGATTCTCTAGATAATGTAGAACCTTTTACAGCAATAACGCTGAAAGGAGACACTAATCTAGAGATTCTCTTTACAGAAGACGATAGGAAGGCACTTTCGGAAATAGACCCAAAAAGATTTGATGTTATCAATAGAGTATTGGGTTCCGCAATAACCACTCATGATGAACTAGAATCTCTTTTATTGCCTCCTAAACCTGTTAAGAGGGGAAGGAAACCTGCGGCAAAAAAGCAAAAAGAAACTAAAACCAAAGAAGATTAGACAATAATCTTAAATGGTATTGGTATTGTAGTTAGTCTCAAGGGAGTAGATAGTATGGCTTCATGCAGAAGTAGCGGTGTATTAACAGCAAGTAAATTGGTTTTTACTGGTCAATGTAAATTGGTTTCAATTCATGTTTGCGAAGTTAGTGGTAGTGCGGCTACAATAAAGGTATTTGATGGAACTAGTAATAGTGGCAAAGAAGTTGCTAGAATAGTTCTATCTGCCAATGAAACTAAAGAGTTTGATATGCATGGAGTAATATGTAGCACAGGGCTTTTCTTTGAAGAAACTTCCGGCCAAGTTGCATGTTCTATTGAATTCGCTTGAGGTTTTACAAATGGCTGTTTTAAATCAAGATACTAGACTAGTTATGACTATATTGTTCGTAGGAACATTAAGTGGGGCAAATGTATTTGCTTATGCTCAATTCGGAACAGGTTTCCCATATGGGCCATTAGCACATTCAGTTCTATTTGGGCTTGGAACAATAGGAGCAATAATGGTAATGAAAGCATTGTTCGATTTAGCACTAAATGACAAGATAGAAATGTGGCTACTAGATAGAAAGATATCCGCATATTGGGAAAGAAAGGCTAGAGACGAACAGCAAAGACAAAAGATGCGTGAAAGTGCTAGACAATACAATACTAACTTTTACAGCAATACTGAACCGGCTGAAGAAAATACCGTCGGTAATGAATTTTTAGCCGCACTCCAATGAGGTGGTTAAATGGTCTTTGGCGACTTGATGGGTTTTTCCGACTCCGATTATGCTTATAATCAATCTAGAGCGCATTCTGCTGATATTTTCTTTTTGAAAATGAAGGCTTGGTTTTGGGGAGGATTCTCTACTTTGGCTATGTTTTTAATTGGTAATATTATGGGAGTCTTTGACATTAATATAATGGGTTGGATTATAGAGAGGGCTAAGGATATTTGGGGGCATTAAATGTCTATAATGACGGGCTTTGCTATATTAGTTGGTGAAGCATTAATAGGCTTTTACAAAAAAGTTCATGCAATTAACTTTGGTGTGTATGGTTCTACAATGGTTGGTAAAACAACCCTTAGCAAACAACTTAGAACAAGAGGAGAAGTTCCACAAGTGAATAAAAGAACTGTTGGCTTGCATAGAGCGAGCAGAAAAAATATAAAAATTGATGGAAACTCCCATACAATAAAAAGTGCAGATATAGGCGGAGAGGCTATTTACTGGAAAGAATGGGTAAAGGATATGCAAAAAAGAAAAGTAAAATATATTATTTTTATGATTGACCATAGACACTTAGACTCTTCATCTAATTTAGACCATCAATTAGCATGGAAATTTCTAGTAGACACTATTGTAGCAAATACTTGGCCTACAGGAAGAAAGAAAAAAGAAATAGATTATCCTATGGCTGTGGGGATTTGGGCTAACAAATATGATATATGGTCGGAAAAATACCCACTAACAGAAGGGGCTAGTATGGACAACCATGAAATATTTGAACCTTTTAAGTATGGAATGAGGCAGTTAAATGAGAAGGGAATACCCTGTTTCAAATATATTGTTTCAGCGAAATCCGACCCCGAAATGGTATATAGGGGTGTAACAACAATGATAAAAGATTATTGAGGAATTAAAGATGTATAACCAACCAAATATAATAGGACAGAACACACCAAACCCTGCTTTTGGTAATTTTAATAGGACTCCGCTACAACAGGCAAGAGCAAGTGGGGCTATAACTGAATACAAGTTTGTGGCAATTAAACCTAAAAAACAATTAGCAGAATTAACAGCAGTATTAAAATCTGAACCTAAAAAATTCTTAGGAATAAAATACGGTAAAAAGTTTAACTTAAAGGATAGATGTGTAGTGTGCGGTTTTCATCATATTTGGCAACAAGGAGATTACATGCGACCACCAATACCTCTAGATAAAGTAACTAAGGGTAGACCTCTAATGGGAACTTATTGTCCAAAACACGCTTCTATGTATATGCAGTTAGAAATGTTACAACAGCAAATACTTGCAGATAAACACGGATTAGACTTTGCGGCATTTAAACCTAGAATGCCTAAAATTCTAAAAAGTGGGCCATTAACTACTTTAAATAAAAACGATGTAGCATCCTTAACTTCAGCAGGATGGTTTATAAAACCACCCGCACTAGCAGATAACAAGACCGCTACGGAGGAAGTAATTAGATTGGTAACGGAAGTCAATATCATGACAGATAGAATAAACCATTTACTGTTAAACAATCAAATTAAGGTTCCGGAAGAAGAAACGGAGGAATAAATATGGGAATACTAGGAACAAGTAATGGAACGGTGTTGGCTTCTGTACAACAGCAAAGCGACCAACAATTCAAGAATGTAAATAACTTACTATCTTTACAAGATAACCATGTTGAAGAGTTCTTTCAATATCATGGTGAGCATTTCTTAACGGCTCTTGAAAAATTAATGGAAGATGTAACAGAAAGAGTAGTTTCACAAATGTTATCTAAACTATCTTTTTCCACTGATGGAACTAAAATAACGGTGAACCCCGATTGTCTTAGAGAATACGAAAGAATTACTCAAGAAAATATAGATTTAGATATTCAAAAATTATTAAGTTCTGCTATCAACAGCGAAGTAATTAATCAAAGAAAAATGGCAAAACAGCAATATTTAGAATCACAAGGATTTGGTGGTGGAATCGGACAACAACCATCAGCAGGAATGGCATTAGCAAATGTAACTGGAAATACTCAACAATTTAATCAAATGAATAGTGCCATGAATAATGGTACTGGTTATCA